AAACCTTCGACCCTCCTCCAGAAATGAGAGGTATGCTTTTGGCTGCAGCATGCATGGAGTCAGGGTTTAACCCCAATGCAGAGGGCGATAAAAAGTTTAGTAAGAATAAAAAGAAGCCGATGGCGATCGGAATACTACAGCAATGGCCCATCTATGAAAAAATGTTTCCTGGTATGGACCGTCGCAACCCCGAACATGCTGCTGAAAGCTGGATGAAGCATATAATCAAAATGATACCAAAAGTTAAAAAAACTTGCAAGTATAAAACACAAGAGAGGATTTGGTTAGCCGCTTGGGTTACTGGTATACGTTCTAAGAAAGTTGGCGGCCGGTGTAATGAAAGACCGCTTCATTATCGCCTCCTTAAAAGGTGGCATAATAATATTAGAAAAGATAGAAAAACCAAAATGGACTGTATGGGCCAAGATGGATGCGGTTGTTGATTTTGAGTGGGAAAATGTTGTTGTTGGCGCGGATTTAGATGCAGTTAGGTTTGCGCATGATAAGAAATATTTCTTAATTAAAAATCGGGCGCCTTATCACCACTCATACGAAGATACAGAGGAGGAGTGGGCTGAAAAGCTTTATCAACTTTATGATCTAGCTCTTGTTCCCTTTACAAATAAGTCGAGTAATATAAGGGTTTTTACAGAAGATAATCTTATGAAGGTTTTTACAGATCACAACGTGTTTGTGATAAAGTATAAAAACCTGTATGTATTTGACGATGAAAATGTTGAAGGGTTCTCAATAAATCGAGAACTGCTTCACTATCGCGTGGTTGACTGGTTTGACTGCCAAGGATTGTATGATCTAGGCTTTGACGAGATCACAACTGATGATAAATTTGTTCATATAATAAGGTTTTTTAAGACCCGTCGTATCGATGGTGATCAGAGGTACCTCGACCTGCTATGCGAATCATTTTTAACCGACAAACAGCTAAAAAGCTTTGATTATAGTGATACTATGGCCAGGTTCAAGATTGCAGATCTGCTCGTGAAGCGCGGGGTTAAAGTTAGGATGCTTTTATGGAAAAGAGATATATATCCAATTTATAAAACTATTTAATAATATGAAGTTAATAATGGAAAATTGGAGGACGTTTATCCTCGACGAAGCCATGCAAGGCCAATTGGTTCCGAGGCAAGTCGAGCGCGAGCTAAGTCGCGCCGTCATGTTTGATGTTAGGGATAAAATTGGGTCAGGAGATTTTGCAGATTGGATGGCCGGCGAGCAGAAGTACTCATGGTATGGGATGGCCGACTCTCACGGCGCCGCAGTTAAAGCGCCCAAACTAGTTACAAACTTTGGTCTCGACGATATAGAGGTCTTCATAAGACCCATGAAGCCATCGATGGCCCAGATGGGGCCAGTATATGTTGGTGGCGATATGTCCACCGCCGGCACCTCAATTGTGGATGTAGATAAGGCGGGCAAAGCTTTATTCTATCCTCAAAGCAGCACAAAATATAGAGTTATGGTCTTTTATAATCCGGAAGTGATAAAAACTCCAGCAGATTTTAGAAGACACCTTTCAGATATTAGCTCTGGCATAAAAAAGAATGTCGCGCATGAATTAACACATAATAAACAATTCTCTACTGATTCACCTCATAAATCTAAGTACGAAATCCGTCCAGGCGATGAGGTACCTGAAAAAATTGATTCTGAAAAGGCTGTATGGCAGAAAGACGACCCTAGCAAATTCCCGGGACGTTCTGAAGGTTCACTTTACCTAATGAGTCGGCATGAAACGCAAGCCCATGTACGTGGCTTTTACAGGCAAGCTCAAAAATCAAAAGGGGAATATACTTTTGAACAGCTAGTTGATGAAAGAATAAAGCTTTCTGTACAACTCGAAGATATCACGCCCGACGATGCGCTGAGGATTAAGAAACAATGGATGAAACACGCTAGAGGTCACTTGCCTTGTGCTAAATTATTAGGGGGTGGCTTTATATATCCAAAAGGTTGTCAAAAAGTTACGCGAGGAAAGAAATTCCTAAATCATCCGGATGTTGAAGGAAAAGTAAGAGTCAGTGTTACTAAAAAAGTCGGCGCCGCACTGATCGTGGGCGGCATTTTGTGGTTTTTATTAGAAGAGGTTGCCAATGCCGCAGAAACCTATGGTCCGCCAAACGCAGCCAACGCCAATGTATACGCTAAAATATTCGCAGTTTACGGCATTTCGATATTAGATCCAACAGGCATAGCTGATATTCTTATGGGTGTATACGATGTATTAAGTGCCGAGGATCCTGCTAGGGCGTCACGAGCAGCTGGACAAGCTATGGGGGAAATGTTCGGTATATTACCGGCTTCCACCACTAAAACTAGTTTCAAGTGGCCTTGGGAAAAACAGACTCGGGCATCGCAAAGAGCACACCCCATGTACCCCATCGGCGGGCCTAAAGACCCTAGATATCGGCCCGGGCAAACTGCTCGACCAAAAGTCAAAAGGCCACTCTACCCGGTAAAAGAAAACAAGATAAGAGGCGAAGTTGAAAAAACACCTTGCAGGAATAATACCCGTATCAGGATTAAGATCGGATTTTAATATGCCATGGCATGCAAGTCTCATGCCAATTGGACCAAATTATCTTGCAGTTGAACGTTCAGTCCTTGAATGCGCATATGCTGGTTGCAATACAATATGGATTGTATGCAATGATGATATTACGCCATTGATCAGATATCAAGTTGGTGAAATAGTACAAGATCCTATATACAACTACAGACACTTTGAACATAATAAGAGAGAGTTCAAAAGACCAATAAGGATATACTATGTGCCTATTAATATTAGAGACATAAATAAGAGAGACAATCTGGCATGGTCTGCAATACATGGCGCAAAAACTGCTAACAAAATTTTACGAAAAATAAGCCTTCACCTGGCACCAGATAAGTTCTGGGTATCTTGGCCATATGGGCACGTGGATCCCCGTGTTACACGAGAGGCTAGGAAGGAAATAGCCAATGGACAGACTATGCTTTCTTATGACGGCAAGACAGCTAAAGATAATTTATATTTGGGGCTAACGCTCGATATACAACAGGTAGAACAGCTGATAGACGAGTCTAAGACTAGATCAAATGGCATGTGGGTCGATCCAGCAACGAGACAAGAGAGACACTCCCCTGAAAAAAGGTTTTCGTATAGAAATTTTACTTTACAAGAAGTCTTCGAAATGTTAGAATGTTCTAATTACAATAGAATTAAAATTGATAGTTATCATAATCTAGATAATTGGCTTGATTATTGTGATTTCTTATCGCATAATCCTTCCATTAAAAGACCAAAAATACTTAATGCCACAGAATGGAATGGAGTTGGTATCGACGAGGAGGAGCAAGATGCTTGAACATTTAAAAGAGAGAAAGGTAACTTATTTGCAACATTTTGTGTTTGCAATGAAAGTGAGCATTAAGCTGACACTCTCTTCGACAGCATTCTTTTTACATGCTTTTTTCCCGTTTATCGAAATTCCATATAACTTGAATTTAGAATCCATGGCTCTCTACTTCTTTGAAAGAAATAATGAACTTGAAGATTGACTCTGCCGGCAGTATGATTATATTGTTTCTGTAACGAGAGGTTAGCTTGGAAAGAAATAAATCAAAAATCCCCTTTGTGGGGTTACACGCACATAGCGTCGCCGGATCCGTATTCGACGGGTTTGGATATCCGCAAGATCATATGGATTTCGCTTACGAGAATGGTATGTCAGCGTTAGCCTTGACAGATCATGGGAACATGAATGGCATGCCCTATCAAGTCTTGCACACCAAGAAAATGAAGGAACAGGGCAAGATTTTCAAGCCAATTTTTGGTGTTGAGGCATACTTTGTATCCTCAATCCAAGAGTGGAAAGACGAATACGAGAAAGTCAAGCTAGATAAAAAGCAAGCCAGAAAGGTCATCAACGACACAGATAAGGTTGAAGCAGAGGATGAAGGAGCTTCGAAGAGTAAGTCCAAGAGTGTAATCAACTCCAGCGGGCATCTCGTGTTGGTGGCTATGAATCAGGCTGGGTTAAACAATATCTTTAAGATTGTGTCTGACTCACACCAGGGGGATAACTTCTATCGAAAACCACGCCTGGACTACAAGCTATTAAAAGAACATGGCGAAGGTGTCATCGCGTCGTCGGCATGCCTAGGCGGCGTATACGCTAAAGATTATTGGAACAACCGAGAAAACGGCTCGGAGTCTGTTTTAGAGGCCATGCGCACAACTACTCGGCGCATGATCGATTGCTTAGGAGACCGTTGGTACGGTGAGCTTCAATGGAACAACGTACCGGAGCAACATGAACTGAACAAGTATGTCATTCAAATGCACGAAGAATTCGGTATCGAGCTTATTTCTACGGCTGACTCTCACTACCCAAGTGCGGAGGCGTGGAAGGACCGCGAGCTTTATAAACGCCTAGGCTGGCTTGGCAAATCAAAAACACCAGAGTACCTTAAGTCAGAACTGCCAGTCGACATTGATGAGATGGGCATGGAGCTGTACCCAAAGAACGGAGATCAAATGTGGGAGTCGTATAAAAAGTACTCGGAAGAGTGCGGTGTTTCTTATGACGACGATCTTGTATACGACTCCCTTGTAAAAACTCACTGGATTGCTAATGAGAGGATTGAGGATTTCATGCCAGATGACACGGTTCGTCTACCTGGGTTTGTTATCCCAGATGGCGAGACTGGTGAGCAAACCTTGGTTAAGGAATCTATCGCAGGCCTGAGGAAGTTAGGGTTAACTGATAACCAAGAATACGTTGATAGACTTAAGCACGAGCTTACTGTCATAAACAATAGAGGATTCAGTAAGTATTTTCTCACGATGAAAGCTGTTTCAGACACAGCGAATCAACATATGTTAGCAGGCCCGGGCCGCGGCTCGGCTGCAGGTTCCTTGGTGTCCTATGTGCTGGGGATCACCCAGGTCGATCCAATCAAATATGGCTTACTATTTAGTCGGTTCCTACGATCGGATGCGACTGATTACCCAGACATCGACTATGATGTTAGCGACGCATTCGGATTAAAAGAGATTTTAGCTAAGGAGTGGGGAGAAACTACAGTTGTACCAATCTCTAATTTTAATACGCTGCAGCTTCGTTCGTTAATCAAAGACATTGGTAAATTTTACAATGTGCCTTGGACCGAGGTTAATGCAGTGACCGGTAAGATGGTCAGGGAGGCAACTCCGAAAGCCAAACAAGACCATGATATCAAGTCAGGTGTCTACATACCAACTTTTGAAGAGGTGATGAAGTACTCTGAGTCTTTGATCAATTTCCTGCAAAAGTACCCTCACATTAAAACGCACGTCGAAGCCTTGGTGGGACAGGTACGCTCGACTAGCCGTCATGCCGGCGGTGTCGTGATTGGCGAGGATCTAGATAAACATATGCCTCTTATTTGTTCTGGCGGCGTGATTCAGACCCCTTGGTCTGAAGGACAAAACGTACGGCATTTAGAACCACTCGGCTATATCAAGTTTGATTTGTTAGGCCTTTCAACTCTTGAGATGATTCAGAGTGCTATTGGGCATATTCTTAAAAGAAACCATGGAGTTGAAAATCCAACTTTCGCTGATGTCAAGAAATATTATGAGAGTACCCTGCATCCAGACGTATTAGACTTGGATGACAAAAAGGTGTATAGAAACATTTTTCAGAAAGGAAAGTTCGCTGGTATTTTCCAGTTCACTAACTCAGGCGCCCAACGCTTGAGCATCAACTCTAAACCAAATGATATCATTGATATTTCTGCCATTACCTCGATTTATCGCCCGGGCCCTCTAGGCGCTGGAGTTGATAAAGCATATATCAAAGCAAAGAAAAACAAGAGCGCTAGTTATCTTATCGACGCCGTTGAAGAGGTAACTAAGGAAACTTACGGTTTCCTTATTTTTCAGGAACAAATTGCTTTGCTGGCTCATAAGCTAGGCGAAGACATTTCCTTAGAAGAAGGTAATAAGCTACGCAAGCTTCTGACCAAGAAGGGCACAGGCAAGGGTCAAGAAGAAAAAGAAGTAATCAGAGAAAAATTTGTTAGAGGGTGTCTTAATAAATCGATACCAGCCGATACGGCTAAAAGCCTTTGGCAGAACTTTGAATATTTTTCAGGCTACGGCTTTAATAAATCGCATGCGGTGTCTTATTCTATTCTGTCTTACCAGTGCGCTTGGTTATTCAATTACTACCCTGAGTGCTGGATGGCAGCTTTCTTAGATAAGGAGCCTGAATCCCGCAAAGAGGCCGCAATCAGTCTGGCCCAAAAGTTTGGTTTTAAGATTGAAAACATTAATATTAATACTTCAACCAGACAATGGGAAATCAGTGACGATGGCAAGACTCTTATTCAACCCTTCAGTTCAATCAAAGGCCTAGGCGACAAAGCAGTTGAACAAATCATGCAGAACAGACCGTTCGAAAAAATTGAAGACATCTTGTTCAACGAAGATATCCTCCATGCCAAACTAAACAAAAGGGCTTTGGACGTATTATGCCGCTCCGGCGCCCTGGACGATATCGTTGACGACCGATTTAGTGGGTGTAAACATTTCTGGATGGCCTGTGTACAAGACAAGCCAAAAAATCAAAAGAAGCTAGACGAGAATATTGAAATTTATTCACCAGAAGAAGATTTTACCTCTGAGGAGAAGATCGAATATATTTCTGATCTAACTGGTATATTCCCTTTCGATTTAGTTATGACACAAGAAATCAGGGACTCTATCGAAAAAAATTGTGTGCCGCCTCTAGGTGATTGGGATAAAGACTTGGGTGTTGCTTGGTTTATACCAAGAGAAGTAATTCCCAAGAAGACTAAGAATGATAAACCATATTGGATTCTTAAGGTAATAGATGACACCTCAACAATGACTACAATTAGATGTTGGGGAGTAAAGGAATATGATCAAATTTATTTAAATCGTCCGTACGCAGCAAAGCTAGACCACAACAAGGATTGGGGTTTTAGTACGAGGTCACTTCGTTACAATTTTAAATTGTTAGGATAAAGATGGGAAGCTTAAAAAGAAAAATGGCTCGAACACAAACCAAGCGCATTAATAAAGACATTAAAAAGCAGATGAAGAGTCAAATTATGATGTTTGACAAGCTAGGAGATGAATGCGCAGCATGCGAAAAGGCTTTTGATAAAGAATCAAAAGAGCATGTGTCAACTTGGAGGATAGTTGTTAGAGAAAAAGAAGAAGTTGTAAGACTTTATTGTCCTGAGTGCTGGGACAAAGCAAATAAATTGATAAAGGAGATACAAGATGATCTTAGAATACAAGATAAAGCCAGGAGCAAAAACTCCAACGAGGGCCAACCCCAGTGATGCAGGCCTAGATGTATATTATTGCCCAGTTGATCCAAGTATTTCTGTGATGAAAATTGAATCTGGTGAGAATAAAATGTTTCCAACAGGACTGAGTTTTGGAATTCCACATGGGTATATGCTACAGGTTTGTAATAGATCGAGTATGGGAGCAAAACGTTCTTTGATCGTGGGAGCACACATAATTGATAGTGGATATAGTGGCGAGGTTTTTATTGACCTTCACAATATTGGAAGCGAAACTCAGTTTATTGAAAGGGACGCTAAGATTGCGCAACTAGTTTTGGTACCGGTTGTACACTTCCGGGCCAGGGCCACAAAGGGGGATATATATGATGATACAATTACAATTTCCCACCGCGCTGATGCTTCTTTGGGTAGCACAGATAAGAAAACGGTAGAGCACCCTTTAAACGGACAAGTATCTGGATTTTAAGGAGTAAAAATATGTCAGATAAAAACGAAACAATGAAAATTCTTGTTAGTCCTGAAACCTTGGATGACAAATACGACAGGGAATCAGATCTAGAGACACTTGTTAACTATAAATTGGATCTGGTCGACCATCCCCCACACTATAACTATGGGAAGTATGAAGCCATTGATGTAATTGAAGAATGGGGGCTAGACTTCCATTGCGGCAACGCTGTTAAATATATTTCAAGGCATAAATACAAAGGCCAGGCCAAGAAGGATATTGAAAAAGCGATATGGTATTTACAGCGCTATTTGGAGAAACTGGAATGAAACAGACTTACTCTTTTGATGACGTTCTTTTGTCGCCTCAGTACAGTACAATCCAAAGCCGTGCACAAGTTGATATTGGAAACAATTTAGATTCGTTTACACATTTAAAATTACCCGTTATTTCTAGTCCAATGGATACTATAACTGAATCATCTATGGCTGTTACAATGTGTTCTGCTGGTGGTCTGGGGATAATCCATAGATATAATACCATTGAAGAACAATCTGCTTTGGTTCGAACCGCCTCCATCGCCGGAGCAGGTCAATATATCGGCGCCGCCGTAGGAGTATCTGGAGACTATAAAGATAGGGCCCTCGCTCTTTATGACGCCGGCGCAAAAATTATTTGTATCGACGTTGCTCATGGCCATCACTTGCTGGTGAAGACGGCCCTGTCAGTTCTGCGCGGTGCACTTGGCAACAAAGTACACATAATGGCAGGGAACGTCGCGACTCTACAAGGCTTTGAAGATTTGGCTGATTGGGGGGCAGACTCGATTCGCGTAGGTATTGGGGGGGGGTCGATTTGCTC